TCAGAAAGTCAGTCATTGAGTTGCTCCAGTGCGCGGCGGATGGTGTCGAAACGTTGAGACCACTCCGCTTCCGTTGAACCAAGGTCAGCTTCGGCAAGGGCCTGTAACGCCTGATCCTTCAAGCTCGACGGCTTGGGCCGGCGGGCGGCGCGGAGGTTGTCTGCTGTTTCGATGTCAGTCCAGTCACGAACAAACCACTCACAGCACGCCTCCAATTCCTGATCGGCGCCGTACTGAGCAGCCAGCTTGGCTAAGCAAATGTCGTCACTACCGACAACTGCACCGGGACCGCCGTGGATCTCATCAGTCCACTGCTGCACCAAGGCAATCGTTACGTCCAGATCGGAACTCCTAATTTGGGGATTATTAGGAGATGATTTGGAGTTCAGCGCCCAGTCGATGCAGATCTTGGCAAACGTCTTGCAGTAGCCGGGATGACCGCGCTTTTGGCTGTCCTCTCGTGCTTGCTCGGAGAACTTTTTGAGTAGATGCGGGGGCGGCACCTTGGAATAGCCTTCGTTTGTCATGGGTGATTAGTGGAAGCGACTACTCGTTGTCGGGAAGTTGTTCAAGAGCGCGGCGGATGGTGTCTGCACCAAGTTGAGTAGAGCTGTTATTAAGAATGTGAGCTAACGCCTCTAACGCCTGCTTCTTCAAGCTTGGTGGCTTGGAGCGGCGATACAGGTGCAGATTTTGGCCAGGTAGCTCGCCAAAGTTTGCAGCAGTCCAAACACAGCACGCATCCAGCTCCTGGTCGGCGCCCCATTGGGCGGCTTCTAGGAGGATGGCAGGTACATCGGCGCCCATGGTCTCGATACGTGCTTGCCACGCGTCCATTTGCCACTGCGCTGGGGTGACGGGATGTTGCTGTGTCATTCAAGCCAGCTCCATGCAATGCGTTGGCAGATGCGCCATGCGTGTTTCTTGTCAATGCCGTAGCGTTCTGCCAGTTGTCTGTAGCTGTTGCCAGCAACACGCAACTGGCGCAGTTCACGTACGTGATCTTCTGTAAGAAACGCGGCGTAGTTTGCCTCGCCGCGCTTAAACGGATCACTCATCTACATGCAACAGCAACGTACGCATGTACCAGTCGGCTTTGCCGTAATCCTGATCGGCATTGCCCTTGTGCTCAGCGCGCCATAGGTATTTGATGACGTTGCCTTTGCAGTAAGCGCGAAAGCCTTCATCACCGAGTGCTGCCTTAATGGCTTGGATGCACTCAATGTCGCCGTGCTTGTAATGCGGCGGATGGTTGACGAGATCACTCATCACCTAAAGCCTCTGTCATATTTTGCGTCAGCTCCAGAAGTTCAAGAATATGCGCGGCAAATGCCACGTGTGTCATCACTGCATGGGTGCCGGGAGGGCGCCCGTAGGACGCCTCCCACCACTCCTTGAATGCAATATCAAGTGTGGTTTCGTTCATCAGAACACAGGCTCCTCGCTAGTGGTTGCTGCGCCGCGTGGCATGAATTCAAAGCGCTGGATGCTGAGCACATGCTTGCTGCGCTTTTCACCGGTTTCTTTGTCATTCCACTCTTGCCGGCGTACGGCACCAGTTACAAGGATGCTGTCGCGTTTTTTGAGCTTATCAACGATCAGCTCAGCAGACTTACCCCAAATCTCGCAGTCGATTGCGTTATTGATCCAGTTGCCATCTTTGTCTTTACCCTCCTGGATACCACCAGCGAAGTTGGCAACCATGGTGCCGGATTCAAAGGCACGTAGTTGCGGGTCGGTGATGATGCGAACGATGCCGGTTGCGTAAAGGCTCATGTCAGTTCAGTGGTGTAATGCCATTGGCTTCTTCAAAAGCCAAGACTTGTGCGAGGGAATAACGAACACGTGGCGTGCCAGCCGGTAGGCCAATGCGTGGTGCAGTGATGTAAGCAGGGCCAATACCGCGTGCACGTTGGTTCTTGATGGCGGCTGGCTTCAGGCCCCAACGTGCTGCCAGTTCATCAGTGGTTAGGAAGGGTTCAGTCATCAGCGAAGGGATCCTCCGATGGCGTGTCGGATAGCACCGCTTCGCGCTCTACGGCAAGGCGCAGCAACTCATCGTTCTGCTCATCGCTGAGGTCAGGCTTGCGCTTATCCATGCGCGCTACCACCTCCTGCAGCTTGTCCAAGGTGTCGGCCTTGGCAATCGCAGCCTTACCGGCTTGAAACAGCTTGGCGTCGCCTGCGGGTGCAGGTGCAGCAGTCACCGTGACAGGCTCCACCTCTGCCTGCTGCATCTCATCGGTGCTGTAGACACCAGACATGTCAGCAGGAAACGCCTTACGCAGTGCCAATGCCTCAGAGCATTTGGCGATCATTGCGGCACCCATCTTGGTCCATAGGCCCTGGCCGGCATTGTAATCTTGGAACCGTGCCACTCCTGTGAATGGATGGCTAGCACCTTTGCGCCAGATGGTGGTCTTGGCCGCGGCAGGTGGCTTGCTGCCAAGCCATACATCAGTCCACTGGCCGTCTTCACCGCACCATTCGGTGATGCTGCCGTCAAGCTGACCGGTGCGCTCGGCAATGGCACGCAAGCCGTCGATGCCGGCTTGAATGGTCATCTTTCCAGCCCGCTTGATGGCGTAGATCTGCTTGCTGAACGGATCCAGCCCAGTGCGCTGGCAGGCGTAGGCAAACAGGCGCAACTCGTCATTGCTGCAGCCAGGCGCAATGGTGGTTGAGATCAGCTGCGTTTGCTCTGGTGTCCAGAGGGTGATTGATGTGCTCATTGTGCTTCAGTTAATGCTTTTGCGTCTTGAAATAAAGTGATCGCTTTAGCCAAAAAGATTCTGGTTTCTCGGCTGAGCTTTGGAAAATCAGCCGAAACTTTGCTAAGCATTGCAGCGTTCCAGTCGTCCAGCTTGATGCGATCCTTCAGTGAATGGCATTCTCGGCAGCAATCGACAGTATTAATGCCGCCGTGCCGCATCGGAACAGGGAAATGATCGCCAGGGGCGGAGCGGGAAACGCTGTAGACGCAATCGCAATACACACAAATGCGGTGCACGCGATGGTTGCTCATTAGAAGTCCTCCGAAGTGATAGCAGACTCGTTGCGCAATGCCCATGAAGGCAGGCTGAGCGCTTGGCACGTGTCGCCGTAGCCGGGCCACTCCTTGGTGGCTTGGCAGTCGGCAATCACGCGCATGTCACGTTGCCGTAGCTCATCACCAGCAGCCATGGCCGCGGCGTCAAGCTCGTAGACAGCAACCGCGTACGGAGCAGTCTTTTCAACGGCAATGAACACAAACCGCTCAGCACCGTGCAAGCCGGCTAGGTAGTGGCTCGCTTGCACATGGTAGCGGAAGGTAGCCACGCTACGGGCAAAGCCGGGGCCGGCATCCGTGGTGGTCTTGAGGTCAACCACCGTCGTGCCGTCATACCAGTCAGGGCGGCACTTGCAGCGCAGCCCAGTGGCGGCGTCATCCCACCAGAAGGACTGCTCAGCCTTGCCATGGGCAAGCAGTGCTGCTGCTGCAGGGTGCACGCGGACGCTGACAGCCATGCTGAGCGCTAGCGCCATATCGAACTGAGTGACGGCTTCAATGCCATCAGCAGCCATGCGCTCTGCTTGCTCTTTGCCGGCCTTGGTATTGCGTGGACCGCAGACGCCATAGCGGCTCGCTAGCTCCTCCGGCTCTAGCACTGCGCAATGCACCAGTGATCCAAGCCGCATAGCGGCAGTCGGCTCGGGCGCGATGCGCTTGGGGTCGAGGTAGCGGCTCCAGTAGTGATATGGGCTGCGTGCGATGGCGTGCAGGTGCGAAGCGCTGACGGCTGGGTCGGCGTGGTAGTCGGCGTTGCTGGTCACGCTGCTGCCCCACTACGCATCTGGCGGTGCATCCGGCTGGCGGTGCCGTAGGTGGCGACCAGCTCGGGAAACGCATCCAGCAGGCGGCGCTTGTTGCCGGGGTCAGCCTTGAGGCCAGCGTGCGCTAGGGCTTGGAAGAAACCACCGCCGTGCTGGTAGGCGGTGGCAAATGTCCAGTAGATGTCTGCTTCAGTCATGGCTTGAGCTGCTCTTGGCAGGCGTGATGGCTGTAGGCAGGCTGCTGGCGGCCGGTGTCATAGGCCATTGCCCAGACACCGAAGATGATTGCCAGCACGGCAAAGCGGTTGAGGTTGTTCATGCCATCAGCGCCTTACGGACGCGATAGGTGGACAGATTGAGGCGATCGGCAATGCGCTTCTGGCTCAGGCCAGTGCGGCGCAGTACGCGGATGCGGCGGTCGTCAGAGGCGGTTAGCCAGTCGATCACGGCGACTACTACCAGCAGTGGCAGTAGCAGCTTCCAGATAGCTAGCAGTGCGGTTGTAAGCATGGTTGGGGTCGCAATGTGTGGTTGCCGGATTGGGAGCGGCTCCGGCGGGCCGCGTGGGGGTTAGGCGGCGGTGAATCCCTTGCTCAGCAGGTTTGCATAAAACTCTTTGGCCTGTTTGACGGTGTAGGCGCCGTCGCCACGCCCCATGGTGCCGCTCCATCCTTGTGATGTGAGATGCAGCATCGTGACTTCAACCCATTTTTTGCCGGACTCCGAAACGCGCTGCTGAAATGTGCAACGAGCGGCGGGGAGTTGCTGGGTCTCGGTGCGCTCAAGGGTGTAGACGGTCATGGCTCTCGGGTTGGGGTGCAGGACTGGTTGCCTGCTGTCCCCAAATCCTACACCATGTGCCGCCGTGGTCAACCCTGCCTAGTAACGAATCGACACAGTTGCTGTGCCATCTAGCGGCACGCCTAGGCGGTAGGCGGCGCCAGCGCTGAGATCCAACGATCCGCAGTCGCAGCGGTCAGTGACTGGCACGGTCAGCAGGCGCCCGCGGTGTTGCACCGTGACGCGCGTGCCGCATGGCAGCCATGGATGGGCGGCTGACACGTCCCAGTGGCGGTAGGTGCCGCCGCAGTACGTGGTGCGCCCGTGATACCAGCCGTCGTAGACGGTGGCAGTTACCTGCCGTGCTTGAGCAGGCGACAGCAGCAGGATCGCTGCAGTGATCAGTGCACGCATGATGCTTGAGGTGATTGGGTGGAGTGATGGCGGCCTCCGATACGGTTACAGCTGCAGCACCGCGACTGCAGCACCGCGCGCGTCCTTACGGATAGCGCCGACCGCTGGGTAATAAAAAAGGCCCCGCAGGGCCTAGCGCTCAGTCTTCGAGATCGCTTTCCAGATCCATGCAGGCAGAGATGAGGGCGTCGAGCAGCTCGTTGTCGCAGAGCTTGTCCCACTGGGCATCAGTGGTGCCTTCACGCAGTGCCTGCAGGGCAGCCACAACTGATTCGGCGGAGCCGATCACTGTGGCCATTTGGCTAAGCGCCTCGATGGCGGTGCGGGTATTCATGTTTCTAGGTGCGGTGGATGCCGGGATCGCTCCCGACTCCTTCAGTATAGGCCATGCACCGCCCTGATCAACCCTGTGCAACATCTCTTAACAATGTCTCCGCATCGCTGACTGAGCGCGCCACGCCGGCAATACCGCCAGCAGCCTGGACTGCATCCAGCCACTGCTGCTGCTCAAGGCGCAGCCTGCCGGTTGCGGTCTTGACCTCTATAGATAGGAAGACAGCCACGGTGCTGCCAACCATCTCCTCAGTCACCGTGACGCGCTTCCAACCGATCAAGTCAGCGCTGCCCTTGCATAGGCCGAACTGAACCGGGCGGCCGTTGGCGTCCTTGAGCGTGCCGGTGTTGTTGCGGAACAGGCGCGTGTCACCGTTGCTGCAGGCAATGCGGATTTCTTGCTGGATTTGCTGCTCGGTCACTTGCCAAACTTTGAGTTAGCCATGGATTTGGCTACCTTCATCGGCACTTTACGCGCTTGCATTAGCCATTTAACAAATGCAACTTTGCGCTTGCCAATCGGCACGGTTTCATCGTTCCAGTCAACATGCTCGTTGCTCATAATCCATACCTCTTAGCCAGTCTGGCTTGGTACACCCTCTCGGCCCAACCGCGCTTGTAGCCGCGTTGCTGCGCTAGCTCGCGGAGGGCATCCAAGTCGCGGGCTGAGGATTGCTCGCGCCGCTTAGCCACTGCCATCTCCACCAACTCCCCATCAACCTGCTGCAGCTCGCGGCGCTCCTGCGGCGCAAACACATGCCCGCATTCGCGGCACACCTGTACAGCGCTGGCGCTGGTGGCAAAGCACTGCGGGCAGACCTTGACTGATGGCGCTGCCTCGCGGTCGCGCTTTTTGATGCCGTCTAGCGTCCAGCCTCGTGGTTCTAAATGGTGGCCAAGCCTGAGCGTGTTGCCGACGTGGTCGAGCACCACGGCGCGCTTGCCAGGTTGCGGGCGCAAGCATCGGCCGATCATCTGCAGGTGCAGCGCCACGCTTGCCGTAGGCCTGAGCAGGATGCAGCCGCCGACTGATGGCACGTCCACGCCTTCACCGATCAGCGCGCAACTGGTGAGCACTTTGAGCCTTCCGGTGCACAAGTCCTGCAGCAGCTGCCGGCGCTGCGCGCTATCCATGCTGCCGTCAATACTTGCAGCCGGGATGCCTGCTGATTGGAAGAGTGCTGCCACTGCCTCCGCGTGCGCCACTGAGCAGCAGAACGCGATTGCCGTCTGGCCTGGCAGGTGTTTGCGGTAGTGACCAAGGCAGTCGCCCATGATCGTGCCAACGCGTTGCTCAGCCTCCTTAGTGTCAAAGTCACCCATCCGTTTGCGCAACCCGGTGGAGTCAAAACCCGGCGGCGCCAGCACCTTGGCAGCAGCAAGGAATCCGGCATCTGTGAGCTGCTGCGCTGTTGGGCCTTGCACCATGGATTGATAGTGCTCGCCAAGGCCGCGGCCATCTGAGCGGATCGGTGTTGCCGTCACACCCAGCAACTTGGCGGCATGGAAGTGCTGAACCGTCTTGGCCCACGTGCCAGCAGTGGTGTGGTGCGCCTCATCCACCACTAGGAGCTGGAAGAAATCACGCGGCAGCAGGTGCAGCCGGCGGGCAACGGTTTGCACGCTGGCAATCTGCACGGCATAGCTGAGATCCATGCTGCGGCCAGCGCTGATACGGCCATGCGGCATGGGCATAGCGCGGCTGGCCTGATCCAGCAGCTCCTGCCGGTGCACCAGCACCAGTACGCGATTGCCTTTGCGGCTGGCTTGCTCTGCGATGTAGCTAAAGCACACCGTTTTGCCGCCGCCGGTCGGCAGCACTGCTAGGACTGACCGCTTGCCGAGCTGATACTGCAGGCGGATGTCGTTGATTAGTTGCTGTTGATAAGGGCGGAGGTTCATCATGAATTTGCACCTTCAACTGCTAGTAAATCTTGCAAATGCAGGGATAATTTAACGCCACGCCGATGCTTGGACCTAGCTTGATAAAGCTGCCCCTTGATGGCCCAGAGCTCACTGTTTCGACGTTTTCTGTCTTCTAGTTCAGTTGCAAAATCTTGTGGGCATGGCGTAGTTAACGCTCTTTGCATGTCCCATCCGCGCTTAAGTCTTTCCCATAAGCGCCTGCTTCCAATGTTGTATTCGGCGGCCCAATCCCGAATTGATTGAGTTTTGCCGTTCCAAGTAATAAGTCTTGAGCGGCGCGTGTTGTTGTTTTGTTGCTCTTGAGTTTGCCATTCGCAGTTGCTCGGTTCATAATTGCCATCATTGTCAATCCTGCCGATAGTGGCGTTTTCAAATGGCGGATCATCCCAAAAGGAATAAAACGCTTGAAAATCCATCCATTCTTGGCAAACGCGAATACCCCGTGCGCCGTAGTATTCGTAATTATGATCATCTGGCAAATAACAACGCCGCCACATTGAAAGCCATCTGTGCATCATGTTGATCTTTGCTTCTGAGCAGTTTTGCACCAACGATTGATTGCTCACACCAGCACCCCCTGACGATTGCTGGCCACCTCAGTCAGGTTCTTGACCGCGCAGTTGAAATACGAAGGCTTCAGCTCAAAGCCGACAAACTGGCGCCCAGCTTGGATGCTGCAGTAGCCCTCGCTGCCAATGCCGGCAAACGGCGACAGCACCACGTCGCCTGGGTTGCTCCACAGCTGCAGGCCGCGGCGGATCACCTCCAGCTGCAGCGGGCAGATGTGGCGCTCATCCTCATTGGCGCGTGCGCTGCGGTATTGCAGCGTGTCGGATGGGCTGATGTCCATCCATACAGGGCTGGCGTAACGCTGCCAGATGTTGATTGAATCCTTGATCGGGTCACCGCTCTTGGCTGGCGGATTCTCACCAGCAAACTCAGTGAATGGGCCAGCCACCGGCTCTGGGTTGTCGCCCAGCTTGCGTACGGTCACGAGGTAGTCAGGGATGCCTTGGCGGCTGAGTGCTGAATCCTTGCGCACTTGCTTATGCAGCAGGCCGATTGCCTTGGTGCGCTGCATTGCGGTGACTGGATCCTTCCAGATGCACACCTCGCTATGGAATACAAAGCCAGCAGCTTGGAAGATGCGCAGCATGTCACCGCGGAAGTCCTTTACGCCTATGAATCCATCGCGTTCTTTGCTGCTGGGCAGATTCATGCAGTGGAAGCTGATCAGCCTGCTAGGCATCATCACGCGGTGCAGCTCTGTTGCCAGAAATGCAAAGTGATCAAAGAACTCCTGCTCAGTGCGGCTGTTGCCCATATCGCGGTCGCTGTTGCTGTAGGTGTAGAGCGACGCGAACGGTGGGCTGAAGATGCTGTAGTGGATGGAATTGCTGTCGAGTTGCTTGATGCTTTCTACGCAGTCGCCCATATACATGTCCCATCCGTCGCCGGACTTGTGCTCAGTGATGTGCGGCGCGACTTGGCGTTGGATCTTTTTGAGTTGTTCCATTGTTTGTTGCTTCATGATTTCAACCATTGATTGAGCCATTTGGATGCTGTCCGCTTCCTTGCGGCGGATGTTGTCGATCACGCGGCCTTCCGCCACGTCGTAGATGATGTGAGCGTTGACGGGCTGCTCTTGGCCAAATCGCCAGCATCGACGGATGGCTTGATAGAACGCCTCGTAGCTATGCGACAGTCCAACGAATGCGACGTTGTGGCACCGCTGAAAGTTCAGGCCAAAGCCAAAGATGCTGGGCTTGCTGACCAGTACGCGGATCTTGCCGTCTTGGAAGTCAATGGCGGCCTGCCGCTTGTGGTCGTCAGAATCCGAGCCTGACACCTCAACCGCGCCATTGATAGCCGCAGTCAGCGCCTTGCTCTCATCGTTGAGATCACACCAGATCAACCACTGCTCGGTGTTGCTGTTGGCCAGCTTGCCGGCAGCGGCTACGCGGAGAGCGAGCGATGCCTTGCGCACCTTGCGTTGGTCGTTGAGCGTGCGAGCCTCCATGGCGAACAGTGCCATCTGGCCGTCGTCATTTGCTGTTGCCTCGCGTGGTGTCTCGACCGTGCAGTCTTGGATTTTCAGTGCCGGCAGCACGAAGTTGCCGTCCTCGTAGCCAAGGTCTGATGGCTTGCGGATGGTCACCGCCCAGCTGCAGACCCATTCCCAGAACTTGCTCCGCGCGTGACCCTTGAGTCGCCACTTAGCAGTGTCGCCGCCGTCATGCACAAAGAACATGGCCAGCATCTCGGTGCGGGTCATCACGCCGATGAATTCGGCATGGTTGCCGAGTTCCATGTGGTCGTTGGGTGCTGGTGTGGCTGAGCAGGCCAGGCGGTATGGCGTCAGGCTGAACGACTCGATGATCTGATTGCGGATCTTGCCGGTGTATGCCTTGAGGATGCTGCTCTCATCAAGCACCACGCCGTCGAAGGCGGCTGGGTCAAAGTGGCTCAGCTTCTCGTAGTTGGTGATCGTGATGCCGGGCTTGACATCAGCCTGCGTGGCGGCAAAGCTGCAGCTGATGCCGAATTTGGCACCCTCGCGCACGGTCTGGTGTGCAACGGCAAGCGGTGCCAGTACCAGCACGTTGGCGCCAGTGTGCTGATGCACCTGATGCGCCCACTCAAGCTGCATGGCGGTTTTGCCCATGCCGCAGTCGGCCCAGATGCAGAACTTGCCAACGCGGCAAGCCATGGTCACGATGTCCCGCTGAAACGGGAACAGCGGCGCTGTGAACTGCTGCGGGTCAAAGCCGGCAACAGGTGCTGCAGTGGATTTGGAAGCTAGGAAGTCTTGGTAGGTCATTCGTTGGGTTGAGTCAGCCGCTTGTGCTGCAACAATGCTTGAAAGTCTGTAATTGAGTCGTAGCGATGCAATTGCTCCCGCGCCCTATGTATAGATGCGTGGCATTCGGAGCAAAGAATTTGAATGTTGTCTCTGTGATCAATCCCGCCATGCTTTTGCTCAAAAATATGATGAGCCTGTAATGAAACCGATGGCCTAATTGATTTGAGCAAATCTCGGTGCCGCAAGCAAGACCAGCAAAAATCTCGCATATCGTCAGGCGCAAATTCAAAAAAGTCTTTGTTGACCTTGCGGCGTGGCGTTTTTAAATCCGTTGGCTTTGAGATCCACATGTGCCCATGCGTAGGGCAGCGGATCTCGCCGTGATGCTGAGTGTCGGGTCGAAACTTGAACGGTGATTCTTGCCCGCATTTGGGGCAAGGCATGGTCTCCATGGGCGCGAATGCCGTGAAGTGCCCTGTAACCATAGCGAATCCCGCTAAGCTTGGCAAGCATCAAACCGAGACCGTGCATCCCATCTCAGTTTTGTTCACGCCGCAGCAGGTGCAGTGGCTGGATCGGCAACGTGCTGCTGGCCTGTCCCGTAGCGCAGTGATCCGCCTTGTGGTTGAAGAAGCCATGCGCCGCGCCAAGGAGTCCAAGTGAATCTGCGCGATGAGCTGAGCCGCCTGCCCGACGACTGGGGTTTTGTCGCCGTGGATGGGCAAAAGCGCCCGTATCAGCCGGCGTGGCAAGACAACCCACTTAATAAGGATGCGCTGCTGGCCGAACTGAGCAGCGGTCGCGCACGCGCCATTGGTGTGTGCTGCGGCGTGCCGTCTGGTGGTCTGTTGTTTTTGGATCACGATGGCAAGTCAGCCAGCACGCTCTTGGCCGAGTGGGATCTGCCGCTGTCATCCCTGCCGCGCAGCTGGGTGGTCAAGTCAGGCCGCGATGGCCGGATGCAAATCATCTACCGCGTACCTGAGCAGTACTGGGATGCGATCGCCACGCGCAAATACAAAACCGGCGTCATTGATGACGACGGCAAGGCCGAGCAAGTGGAACTGCGCTGGAACGGCTGCCAGTCCGTCGTAGCCGGTGCGCATCCACAAACCACCGGCTACTACTGGGTGCCAGGCCATGGGCCAGGTGACCGCGACATAGCAGAAGCGCCGCTTGGACTGATTGAGCGGATGCTCAAGCCGCAGCCGCAGCCGATGCGCACCGAGCTAGTCCAGATGCCTGAGCCGCAGGGCGATGCAGATCGCGCGCGGTCATATCTCGCCGCATTGGATGCCAGCCGCGCTGATGACTACGACGACTGGCTTGCGGTTGGCATGTCGCTTCACAGCGTCGGCGATGACAGCCTGCTCGATCAATGGGAGCAGTGGTCGGCGCAGTCCGCCAAGCACAAACCCAGTGACTGCCAGCGCAAGTGGCGAAGCTTTAAGAAATCCGGCATCACGCTCGGCACCCTTGGCGACATGGCCAAGAAAGACGGATGGCGTAGCGCCAGCCCGGTACGGCGTGAGGTTGGCGGCCGCACCTCTGACCCGGATCCTGCACGTGCGCCAGTAGGCGGCAAGCCAGAGAAGCTGGAGGCTGCAGAACTATTGGAGTACCTGCGTCGCAATGCCGGTGACATCAGGCTCAACATCTTTACCCAGCAGATCGAGGTCGATAACCAAGTGATCGAAGGCGTCGACCGCTATTACCTCAAGCTGGCAGAGCAGGGCTACAAGGTCGGCAAGGAACTGGCCATTGATTGCTTGGTCCAAGTGGCAAGCGAGAAGCCATACGACCCGGTGCGCCTTTACCTAGAGCACTGCGCCGATCACGTTGCACCGACCTACATCGATCGGCTGGCCACCACCTACCTGCGGCCGTGTGATGCCGCGCTGCCGGAGCCGACCATCTACGACGAGATGCTCAAGCGCACGCTGATCGGCGCTGTGGCGCGTGCCTTCAACCCTGGCTGCAAGCACGACACCGCCTGCGTATTGATGGGCGATCAAGGTGCCTACAAGTCCAGCTTTTGGGGTTGCTTAGGTGGTCCGTTCTTCTCAGATGCGTTAGGCGACATCAGCACAAAAGACGACGTAATGGTGCTCCATCGGTCGTGGATGATGGAATGGGCGGAACTGGATCACATCACAGGTAGGCGGCACGCGGGACAGGTAAAAGCCTTTCTTTCGCAGGCTATTGATCTCATGCGCGTGCCCTATGGCAAGGAAGTTGAGTCGTTTCCAAGGCGTGGCATCATTGTTGGCACAACTAACAAAACTACCGGGTTTCTGGTGGATGAAACTGGCAACCGCCGCTTCTGGGTCATCCCGACCACTAAGACGCAGCAGGACCAAATTGATACCGCTTCGCTAATGCTTGAACGCGATGCGATTTGGTCCGCCGTTGTACATGCCTACAGGGCAGGTGAGACTAACCGGCTAGCTGTTGAGATGGAAGTCAAGGTGACCGAAGAGAATGATAACTACGTGATTGACTCGCCATGGCGTAGTGCCATTGAGGAATATCTTGCCCGCAGGCGTTCTAGTGATGTGCTCACGATTGAGGACGTTCTTACTCACGGAATCAAAAAACCACTGGAGCGCCAGAACCGATCGGATCAGATGCAGGTGGCCGCGATTCTCAAGGATCTCGGGTTGGTCCGCAAACGAGAGGCGACAGGCAAGAGACGCTGGCACTACGCCCCGTCCTAAGTGGGTGCGGACGGCGAGATCCATTGCAGTGACTGGGTTTTGAGCCGTCCTATCCCCGTCTGGTCCTACATAGGGTTTAAGAGTTTCCTAATACCCCTCCTCCTCCCCCTCTTTATCCCATTTTATTAAGAGGTTAGGACGGTAGGACGGTAGGACAAGCCCAGTTGCCGCAAGGCGTCTCACCGTCCGAACCCCGCAAACTGCGTTAGGACGCCGCTTTTTGCCTATGCTCCGCCTCGATTGGAACCACTGAATGCCCGAAATCAAGATCAATGTCACCGCTGACGACCTGGCGCGGCTGAACGCCGAAGCAGCGGCGCATGGGATGCCGCGTGCGCATCTGATCCGGCAGCGTGCTTTGAGCGGTGGGGTTGTTGCAGGATTGACCACGGCGGCTTACCATGCGCTGGTGGCGGACGCCTGCGCCTTCATGCGTGGTGACCTGAACCGCCGACACGTTGAAACTCTCGTTGCATATGTCATCGCTCATTCACATTCCAGCCAAGCAGCAGCCGGTGATCAATCGGCTGCATGAGACCATGACCCAGGCAGTGGCGTACGCCGCAGCCATTGCCGACAACGCCATTGATGACGGCGTACCGCTACCCATGGATCTTGTGGATAGCTTCGCCGCTGATTACGAACGCATCATCACCAGCCTCGTCACTGCCGCCACCGTCAAATGAAAGCCGTCACCTGCCAAGCCGATCTCGATCACGCGCTGCGCACCATCGCGCCAGCCGTTGGTCATCGCAGCAGCCACCCGATCCTTGATTGCTGCCTGATCCAAGCCGCTGGTGGTGTCATGACCATCACCGGCTTCAACCTTGAACTTGGCATCACCGTCACCATTCCAGCCGCAGTGGACACCGATGGCGCTGTAGCGCTGCCGTATCGGCTGCTGGCTGGCCTTGTGAGCCGCTTTGACGGTGATGAGGCTCTGACCCTCGCAGATGGCGCTCTGACCGCTTCTGCGGGCTCCTACGGGCTTGCGGCGGCTGATGCGGCGGATTACCCCGCGCTGCCGGTTGTGGACGCTGCTACGAGCGAGCTGCACCTATCCGCCGGCATCCGCGCCTGCATGGCAGCTGCCAGCACCGACGCCAGCAAGCAGATGCTCCAAGGCATCCACATCGGCAGCGGCCACATGGAAGCCACTGACGGGCATCGCTTGATGCGTTACGCCATTGACCTGCCAGATGGCCTAGACCTCGTGCTGCCAGCCAGCACCATGCGCCTGCTGCAAGATCGCGTGGTGACCATTGCCGTTGCCAAAGGGCAAGCCGTGATTGATGCAGGTGACGGCATCACCATCTACAGCCGCATCATGGATGGCACCTACCCAGACGTGGCCAAGCTGGTACCCGCTGAGTTCAAAAGCACCATCACCGCCGATCGTCGCCGCCTGACCCGCGCCTTGGAGCGTGTCGCCATCATTGCCGATGCGCACAACTCCGTGGTGAAGCTGGAAGCTGTAGGTGGCACCATTGCCATCACTGCCGAATCGGACGCCAACAACGGCAAAGAGCTGCTCAAGGTGGAAGGCGCCGCCAATGGCGCATGGGCGTTCAACGTCCACTACCTGCTAGACGGCATCAAGGCGTTCAAGCCTGCAGAAGCCATCACGCTGCACGCCAATACGGCAACCACACCCGTCGTGTTGACACCTAGTGGCGTGGACGGTGTAACTTATCTTGTAATGCCTGTGCAAGTCCGCAACTAATACGTGGCAAAGAAGAGCACCAACGTCGAGATTGATGAGCGGGTAAACACCGTTTACGATCTCCTGTTGCGTGCTCACAGCAGGACGCAAATCCTGCGATACGCGGCGGAGACATGGGGATGCGGCGAGCGCACCGCAGAGACTTACATGTCTCGCGCTCGCCAGCTCATGGCGTTGGATGCAGAGCTAGAGCGGCCGCAGTGGCTTGCTGCTGCTGTCGCTCGCTTGCAGGATTACGAGCGTGAAGCACGCGCTAAAGGCAACCTCAGCATTGCAATCAAAGCGCTAGAGGATCAGGCCAAGCTGTTGCGGTTTGAGATGTCATGAGCTTGCTTGCTGGCATCTGCCAACCCGGCAGCCTGCTTGGGTTTATGGATGTCGCCACGCAAGAGGACACGGGCGATCTGCTGCAACGCATCCGCGCTGACCTGCACCCTGGGCAGCTTGCGTTTGTGGATGATAGCGATACGCAGATCATCGGCATCTCAGCTGGTTATGGCGCCGGTAAGACCCGTGCGCTGTGCGCTAAGGCGGTGATGCTGGCCGCGGCCAATCAAGGCTTCATCGGTGCAGTGATGGAGCCGACTGGCCCGCTGATCCGCGACATCTGGCAGAACGACTTCGAGAACTTCCTAGAAACGTATGAAATCCCCTACACCTTTAGGGCAAGCCCGCTGCCTGAATACATGTTGCACCTGCCAGGCGGTGACACCAAGATCCTGTGCCGCAGTTTTGAGAACTGGAGCCGCATCATCGGCTTGAACCTTGCCTGGGTGCTCGCGGATGAGATTGACACCGTGACGCCCAGCATTGCCAACAAGGCATTCCCCAAGATCCTTGGCCGCTTGCGCTCCGGCAACGTGCGGCAATTTGGCGCTGCATCCACGCCAGAAGGCTTCCGCTGGATGTGGAACACCTTTGGCAGTGAGGATGCCAAAGGACGCGCCGATCGCAAGCTGATCAAGATGCGGTCAGCAGATAACCCGCACTTACCGCCGGACTTTATTGAGCGGCTAGAGGCCAACTACGACCCAAACCTGCTGCGGGCCTACTTGGATGGAGAGTTCGTCAACCTCACCACAGGAACCATCTACGACCGCTTCAGCCGCGACAAGCACGTAGTGGTTGAGCTGCCAGACCTAGACCGCGAGCCGTTGCGTATTGGCGTTGATTTCAACGTTGGCAACATGTCTGCCGTGATCGGCATCCGCACCGGCAGCAGCCTGCTAGTGATTGATGAGATCAGCGGCGCCCATGACACCGACGCATTGGCGCAAGAGATCCAAGCGCGTTACCCGCAGCGGCGTATCTACATCTACCCGGATGCCAGCGGCGGTAACCGCAGCACCAACGCAAGCCAGACCGATATCCAAATCCTGGAGTCCTACGGCATGTCCAACCAGTCACCACGGGCGAATCCTCCCGTCCGTGATCGCGTGGCTGCTGTTCAAGCTTTGCTGGAAAACGGCAAGGGTCAGGTCAGGCTCACCATCCACCAGCGCTGCAAGCGACTGATCGAATGCCTAGAACTGCAGTGCTACACCGACAAGGGCGACCCGGACAAGGATGCTGGCCATGACCACATGAACGACGCGCTGGGCTACCTGGTCTGGCGTGAGTTCAACCCATTGCACGCAGGTGCTGGGCGATCTACAGGCATCAGGCTATATTGATTCCGCCAATCATTAACTCTACCCATGCTCAAGGGCGTCGAACTACTCGCCAAGGTCAAAGAACTGGGCAATGCTCCTAAGTCCGAACTGGTGCGCGCTTGTGGTTACGTGATCAAGGATCGCGTGGCATTCACGCAGTTCTATGAAGCGCTGCTGGAAGCCAAAGGCGTTGATCTAGGCAGCAAGACAGCAAAGCGCGGCCGCGGCCTGACCTACAAGGCCAAGGTGCAATTCAACGGCAAGCTGCAAATCGGTGATGGCTACCTGCGCGAGATGGGATACGAGCCCGGCGCTGAGTTTGACATCAAGATTGGCCGCAATAGCATCACGCTGACTGCTGCCTGATCTAATATGGTGGCGCGGCGAGACGGCAATCTCCCGCGCCCGGCCACCTGCATCACCAAGCGGCATGACCATTCTTACACAGCTTGATCTGTTTACGGCTGAAGCTCCCCGTTTGATTTACGGGCCATTCGTAAGCAGGCAGCAAGCAAAAGAAAAGCGCACGCCGTATTACTATCCCGGCACCACATGTCGCCACGGTCATGTCGGTATACGGTATGCATCAACGGGGCAATGCTGTGAATGCATGTCAAACAGATCTAAGACAGACATCGAAAGAGAAAAACAGCAAAAAAGATCAAAGGCAAGAGTTTACACCGAAGAGCTGAAGGCGTATCACAGGGCTCGGTATAGGCGCAATAATCCAGTACCTAGAGTTTTCCATGCATCCGAGCATTCCGCTCGTATTGCTAGAAACTTGAGAAACAGAATGAATCTGGCCTTGAGTGGCACCAACAAAGTGGCATCAACGGAGGAATTGCTGGGATGTTCGTTTGATGTTTTCGTTGGGCATTTGCAGTCTCAATTCAAAGACGGGATGTCATGGGACAATCGTGGCCGCACCGGATGGCACATAGATCACATCCGACCATGCGCTAGCTTTGACCTATCAGACCCAGATCAGCAGCGCCAATGCTTCCATTACACAAACATGCAACCTCTCTGGGCTGCTGATAACCTAAGCAAAGGATCCAAGGCGCCGCTGTAATGGTCTATTCCGGCTTCAATAACTACGACCGGCCGATTGCGCAGCGCCGCGTTACTCGCGTACAGGATGCCAACTCATCGTGGTACGCGATGGAGCAGCATTGGATCCTGATCGAGGATCTACTGCAAGGCACCTATGGGATGCGCCGCAAGCATCGCCGTTACCTGCCGCAGGAGCCGCGTGAGCTGGATGAGTCCTACGACAACCGCCTAGCTCGCAGCGTATGCCCGCCGTTTTACCAACGCCTTGAACGGATGCTGGCCGGCATGTTGACGCGCAAACCAGTGCGGCTTGATGACACAGCAGATGTGATCAGCGAGCAGTTGTTTGATGTTGACCTACAAGGCAATGACCTTAACGTCTGGACCTACGAAACCACTCGCAAAATGGTCCGTTATGGCCACGTTGGTGTACTGGTGGATGCACCTGCTAATGGGGGTCGACCCTACTGGGTGACGTACACACCACGGCAGATTCTTGGCTGGCGTGCTGAGCAGCAGGAAGGCCGGCAGGTGTTGACGCAACTGCGACTTGCCGAGACTGTCACCGTGCCTGATGGCGAGTTTGGCGAAAAGGCAGTGGAGCAAATTCGTGTGCTGACGCCAGGTGAATTTCAACTGCACCAGAAGCAGGACGACGGCGACTTCAAGGTTGTCGACAAGGGCCGCACAAGCCTTTCTGAGATTCCTTTTTCAGTTGCTTATGCGCAGCGGCATGGCTTCATGGAGTCACGGCCACCGCTGGAAGACATCGCCGAGCTGAACCTCAAGGCATATCAGATCCAGAGCGACCTCGATAACCAGCTCCACATCAGCGCTGTGCCAATGCTGGCGTTTTATGGCTTCCCATCTGCAGCAGAGGAGGTTAGCGCTGGACCAGGCGAGGCGATTGCATTCCCTGCTGATGGCCGCGCTGAATACATCGAACCCGCTGGCCGCAGCTTTGATTATCAGTTCCGCAGGCTTGAGCAGCTTGCACTGCAGATCAATGAGCTAGGTCTGTCGGCGGTGCTGGGCCAGAAGCTATCTGCTGAAACTGCTGAGGCAAAGCGCATTGATCGCAGCCAAGGCGACAGCACCATGATGGTCATTGCACAGAACGTGCAGGATATGATCGACAACTGCTTGCAATTTCATGCGCAGTACATCGGCAACAACACATCTCCTGGCAGCAGCTACGTCAACCGTGACTTCCTCGGCACACGTCTTGAGCCGCAGGAAATCCAAGCGCTGCTGCAGCTTTACACCGCAGGCACCATCACGCAGGAAACGCTGCTGCGTGAACTTGCTGAAGGCGATGTGCTAGGTGACGACTTTAACGTGGATGAGGAGCTTGAAGCTACGGCCAATGCGGGGCTTGATCTACAACCTGCTGGACTGGGTGACCGACCGCTTAGTGGACCTGATGATCTGGATGGAACCGAAGAAACCGAGGAGGCAAGAGCTTGATTATCACGTCAGCGCCCTGCCGGAACAGGTCTTAGCCATCGTGCGCATCAGCTGGTACAAGGAAGGCAAACCAGATGAAATTGACGAAACAATCCTCTATGAAGACGGCCAAAACGGTTACGACGCATTTGCTGCATTGGTCACCACGGCATTGAACCGTGGCGCTAATGTCAGCATCCGCAGCGGCTATGCACCGGAAGATCTTGGCATTGAACGATGAGCACCCCAGAATCGCTATACCGCAATGCAATAGATCTGAACCGCTACAGCAATAGCGTTGCACGGCGTGTGATCAATGCTTACAACGACATCATCATTGATGCGGTCAATCAACTGCGCACCATTGATGAGCTGTCGGCGCCAGTCAAGGCAGCACGGCTGCGGGCGATCCTTGCTCAGTTAAAAGACAGCCTGGCAACATGGGCAGGTGATGCAACTGAGCTGACAGCATTAGAGCTGCAAGGCATTGCAGAGCTGCAATCTGAGTTTGTGACCGATCAACTGCGGCGTGCATTGCCAGCAGGTGCACGTGATGCAGTGCGCACCGTAGAGATCAGCCCGCAATTTGCGCAGTCAGTAGTGACCACTGATCCAACGCAGATCAATGTGGTGGCGTTGTCGGACGACCTGTTCAAGTCTGTTTATGGCGCGGAAGCCCTAGCGCAACAGGCTGGCACCGGCACGTTCAGCCTCACCGCTGCCAAAGGCGCCACAATCACACTGCCAAATGGTGAAGTGGTCACCAAAGCATTTCGCGGCATTGCCGTGGATCAGGCTGAGCGGTTCTCGCAAGTCGTGCGGCAAGGCTTGCTGACTGGTGAGCCAACGCCAGCCATTGCTAAGCGGCTGATCGGAAACCTTGAATTTGGCGAAGAAGCCAAAACCGTGAAGCAGCTAGTTGCAGCAGGCGGCCAAGCAACAGCGGTTGCCGACAATCAGATCATTAGCCTTGTGCGCACCAGTATCAACCAAGTAGCCAATGCAGCTAGTCAACAGGTATATGAAGCCAATCAAGACATCACTAAGAAGTATCGTTATGTGGCAACACTGGATACCCGCACCAGCAGCATTTGCCGTGCACTGGATGGTCGAGAGTTTGAATACGGCAAAGGCCCGACTCCGCCGCAGCATTTCAACTGCCGCAGCACGACAGTGCCGGTAATCGACTACGACGAACTGGGATTCACACCACCGCCGCCGGCAAAGCGTGCATCAGCAGGTGGTCAGGTGCCAGCAGATCAAACCTATGGGCAGTGGCTGGCAAAGCAAGATCTTGAAACCAAGGCCAAGGCATTGGGCGCTAACAAGGTGCCGTATTTCAACCGGCTTGCTGATAAATATGGCCCGACTGACGCCATCGCCAAGTTAGTCCGCGATGATGGCTCAGAGCTAACCTTAGATGAGCTTCGCGCACAATATGAACCTGCCTAGCCTCCGTCATTTTGAGAATCGCGGCATCTTTTTTGTTAGCTCTGATCCAGTTGAAGCCCTGCATGGCGAGGCATGGGTGCCAGCTATCTACACCGACAAGGGCTGGGCAACAGCAGACGGCTCTACACTGCTGACAGGTATTGAGGAATGGCGCGATGCCACTGAAACGGGGCAAGTCGCAGGCTGCAGTATCAGCCAACATCAAAACCGAGATGAAAAAAGGCAAGCCGCAAAAGCAAGCGGTGGCAATCGCGCTCGCAAAAGCCGGCAAGTCACGCAAGGGTAAGAAGTGATGGCTAAGAAGCCTGGCCTATACGCCAACATTGCCGCCAAGCGCAAGCGCATCGCAGCCGGCAGCAAGGAGCGCATGGCACGCAAAGGTGAAGAGGGCAGGCCTACTGCTGCTGCGTTCAAGGCGGCTGCTAAGACTGCTAAAAAACGCAAGCGTAAGTGATAGCCTTAGGGCGTAATTAAGCCTGCGGCTTATCCATGTCTGATGAACAACAAACCCAAGAGTCTGCGACTACTGGGGTTGAAGCTGAAGCGTTGCAGCGCAGCGTAGA